ATTGAAGCCGAAGTTGCTTTTGATATGAAGGTAATCGGTTCAGACCTCGGTTTCTTCTTCAACGGTTGCGTAGCCTAATCCCTCTTCAACATAGGAGCCTCTAATGGCAAACAGATTAACTAAAGGCAGAGGTTTACTCGGCGCAATCCGTACAAGCGGAGTCGTAGCGGCAAACACCGCTACTAAAAAAGCAACGGTTACGACTTTGACTGATGCCGCAGAAACTTTGACAGCCGCTATGGTGGTTACAAATGGTGGCTTGTTAAAAGGCACTCCTACGGCAACACGAACAAAAACTGTTCCGACAGGCGCTCTTACTTGTGCCGCTTTGAACGGTTACGCAGTCGGTGACACTTTTGAAGTCAACTTCATTAACTTGACTGCGGCAACTCATGCGTTAACTGTTACTGCGGCAACTGGTGCAACGATTGTCGGTTCGGCAACGGTATCGGCAGCAACATCGGCAACTTACAGAGTTCTTGTGTCGGCAACCGATACGGTGATTTGGCATAGAGTCGCATAATCTTTCGGTCAGTGACCGTTAGTGTCCAAAAAAAATCGGAGGAAAATTATGGCTTACAAGGTAACAAAAAACATTCCTAAAGGTGATGGCTCGTTTATTGCTGTAGGTGAAATTGTTTCGGGTGATGGTTGGCGTAATCTTAGAAGTTTGATTAGTAACCGTTATTTGATTGCCGTTTCTGATATTCTCCCTTCTACTATTGAAACTAAACCTCAGCCGAAGGCTAAAACTTCTTCGGTTAAAGGTTAGTTTCATTTTTTAGCGGGTAGTTGTGGCGTGGACTTATTCGGGTGACCCTGCGGCTAGTAGTCGTGATGCTGTACGGTTTTTGAGCGGTGACACAGATACAACTAATCAACAAATTAACGATGCGGAAATTGCTTATCTTTTAAGCGAATGGAATAACAGCACTTATATCGCTGCTTCTTATGCTTGTGATGCGATTGCAGGCAAATACACATCTAAGTCGGATTCGTCTAAGAGTGTGGGCGATTTGTCGGTTTCTACGCAATATATGGCTCAAGCAAAAACTTTTATGGAGCGGGCAACCTATTTAAGATTTCAGGCATCTCGGGCAGTTGCGCCTCCTAGCCCGAACTTTGACACGGAAGTGTTTGATGGTTCGTTCATGTTTACGATTGGGATGGATAGGTACCCAGGAAATCCTACGAAGTCGGACAGTATTTCTACTGATACGGATTAACGGTTATGGTTCTTGACCCATCATTTTTATCTATGATGCCCGAAAGTATTTCGGTTTTTCCTGCTACTACAACCGATAGTTACGGAAAAATTACTCATTCGGGTACGGCTGTAGTGACAAGCGCTTATGTTCAAGAAACTGGTCGTGTCGTGAAAACTGCCGATAACCGAGATATTTATGAGGAAGGGAAAGTCATTTTTTATGGCAACCCGACCATTACGCATGATTCAAAGATGGTTTTACCTGACGGGAAAATCCCGTTGATTATTTCTATTCGTGCATATACGGATACCTCTTTTCCGCAAATAACTATTGTGTCGTTCGGGTCTTAACTATGAAATTTAATGTTGAAGTAGAAGGTTTTAGTGAGGCGATGGCGCTTCTGTCGGTTAAAAATAAGGTTATTCCCGCAACTATGGAGGCATTATATGCTGAAGCGCAAATGGTCTTGGCTGAGTCTAAGCGTCAGGTACCGTTTCGTGTCGGTGCGCTATCGGGTTCGGGTATGGTACATCAACCTTATTCTGTGGGTTCTAAAGTTGCGGTAGAGATTTCTTATGGCGGTGCGGCGGTTGATTATGCGTTGGTTCAACACGAAAACACTGATTTCAAACACGCTGGGGGTCGTAAAGCGAAGTATCTTGAAGACCCGATTGCGGATGCTCAGGGTCGTTTGGCGTTGAATATTGCTTCTCGGGTGAGGATTATGTTGGGTAAGCGTGGGGAAACTCCTCAGGGTTACGACTCGGTTGACTGATGGCGATTCTTGATGCGTTAGGCGCTTACCTTCAAAGCCAAGGTCAAGGTACTTTGGCTACCGACATTTTTTTGGCTCGGATGCCCGACACCCCTGATGCTTGTGTGACTCTTTATGAGAATCAAGGTATCGGTCCTGACCATACTTTCGGTGCTTCGGTGAAGGCTATTGACCATCAAAGGGTGAGGGTTTATTGTCGTGCCGCTAGGAATGATTATCCTTCGGCTCGTTCAAAAGCGGAGGCGGTTAGAGCAGTTTTGGGTGCTATCAGGAACACCACTTTGTCAGGTGTTTCTATCATGACGGTTCTCTCTACCTCCGAGTTGTATCCTCTTCAACGAGATGGCGACGATAGGGCAATCATCGGATGCGATTTCACTTTATGGCTTCCTTAGAGGAAAAGCCCGACCCTTACAGTCGTCAGGCTTCAGTAGATGAGCAACCTAGGTGTTGGCGTTGTTCACGAATGTTGGCTGTTTCTGTTACTAAACCTTGGGTTATTTTATGTCCCCGTTGTAAGGCTAAAAATGGCGGTTAGACGGGTTTGAAATCCTTGAAACCGATGATGTTTTGTGTTACGGTTTTAGTGCTGTCAGATTGTTTTTGAAGGAGGACAAATGGCTGGTGTAAAGGAATTATTGGAAATAATATTTGCATTTGGTTTGGTGCTTTCGCCTATTATCTTGTCTTTAATAGCCGTCACCATCGTGGAAATATTCACCCGTAAATAATTAAACCGCTTATCCATTGGAGGTTCTAATGAGGCGTTTTCTTTTGCCTATTTTCTTAATTGTCGGCTGTTTTATGGTCGTTTCCGAGTTTCAGTTGGATAGCCCCCCTGTTCTTATTCAGGTGGCACCATCGGATTCGGTTGTTGTGACGACAGTACCGCCGACGACCTCAACTACGACCTCAACGACTTTATTGGTTTCTAAACCTAGTTCTGAGGTTAAAAGATGCCCCAAGTTTGAACCCATTTTTGAGCAGTATGGTTTGGTGCCAGTTGAGACTTTCTCTTACATTGCTTGGAGAGAATCACGGTGTCGGATAAAAGCCATCAACGCCCTTTGGGACGAAGACGGAAACATGACCTATCATCTCAACAAAAACAAGACTTGGGATAGCGGTCTTTTGCAAGTGAACTCAAGTCACAAAACAATCACCAAAAAGGTTTGTGGTGGCGGTGTGGAACTGTTGATGAATTTGGATTGTAATTTACGGGTGGCAAAATATTTGTTGGATAACGGTGGGCTTGCCCATTGGAGTATGCCACAAAACTAGACCACGATAGAGCCTCACCGTCAGGCTTATGCGATGTAATCTTCATTTCGTATTCGTGTCCTTGTGACCTCGGCATCGCCCGTTCGTACCCAAGTGGTCGGGGAGATTTCGGGGATACAGACACGCCCGAAACTTTAGGAGCGATATGCCAAAATATTTGGTTAAAACAGGATTGGAATACCCACCTGACCGTCGTGTTGAGGCGGGCGAAATCGTGGAAGATATTCCTTCCAAGTCAATCAAATGGCTTCGTGAGCAAGGCTGGATTGAACTTGTTGATGCGACAGGAAAAGAAGTTGTTGAAGTTGTTGAAGTTGTTGAAGTTGAAAAACCGATTTCTAAATCAAAGGTGGTTGAGTAATGGCTTTTATTCATGGCAAAACTTCTCAAGTAATTCACGGCGTTAATGACCTCAGTTCGTTCCTCAATGATGCGAGTGTGTCTGCTGATGCCGAGGTAGCCGAAACGACGGCGTTCGGGTCCAGTGCTAAAACTTATATCGTCGGTTTGAGGGATGCCACCGTTTCGGCTTCAGGAATGTTTGACGGCGCTAGTGGTGCTGTTGATGCAGTTCTTTCGGCAAGTATCGGTTCCGACACTTTGGCTCCTGTAACGATTGGTTACGACGGAACAACTTTAAATAACCGTGTTTCTCTTCTGTTGGCAAAAACCACTTCTTACGAGGTTTCAACACCTGTCGGTGATGTTGTCGCTGTTTCTTACAGCGCTCAGGCAGACGGTGGGGCTGACCAAGGTGTGTCGTTAGCCGCTTTGACATCGGTGTCGGCAACGACTACGGGTACAGCGAATGACAACGGCGCTTCTTCAGCGAACGGTGGAATGGCACAAGTCCATGTCACCGTAAATACTCGGTCAACTACTTCGGTTATTAAAATCGCTCATTCGGCAGACAACTCAACCTTTGCTGACCTCGTAACTTTTACGACGGTTGGTATCGGTGCTACTACTTCTGAACGGTCACTTGTCGCAGCAGGTACAACCGTTAACAGATACTTGCGGGCAGTAAACACACTGGCGGCAGGTTCAGGTTCAATCACATATCAAGTATCGTTCGCAAGACGATAAGGAGTAATTAATTTATGGCATTTGCACATGGTAAATCAGGTTTCTTTTCAATAGATGACAGTGGCGACAGCGTTCGTGATATTTCTTCATATCTGAACGATATTTCTATGCCACGAGACATTGAAACCGCCGAAACCACCACTTTTGGAGTTTCGGGTTCAGCGAAGACTTATATCACGGGTCTTACCGATTCAACTATCAGCATTTCGGGTTTGTTTGATGCGACAGCCGACGGCTACCTTGCAGGTATTCTCGGTCAAACAGCATCACGCTCATTTGTTTACGGTCCTACAGGCAATACAGCAAGTTTTATTAAGTATTCGGGTGAGTGCATTATGACTTCATACGAGGTTTCAACCTCGGTAGGTGACGCTGTTCAAGCAACCGCTTCATTCCAAGTCACAGGTGCTATCACTCGTGGTACATTCTAATAGAACAATATCAACCAACAAAAAACAGGAGAATACCGTGTCCCTTCGTGACCGCATTATTGCAGTAGATGATACCCAAAAAGAAATCGTAACGATTACTGAATGGGGAGTTGAAGTTGAAATCCGAGGAATGTCAGGTGCCGCTCGTGCGTCCATCTCTCAAGATGCCGCTGAGAATAACGGCAACATAAACTTTCTGAAGATGATGCCTGAACTTGTTGTTCAATGTTGTTTTGACCCGATTACGGGTGAGCAAGTGTTTGATGCTTCTGACAAAGAACTTGTCATGGGCAAATCGGGTGCTGCTCTTGACCGTATCGTTTCTATCGCTATGCGTTTGTCAGGTTTCGGTGACAAAGCGGTTGACGAAGCGGGAAAAGACTCCTCATCAACACCGAAAGGCGGTTCCTCTACGATTTAGCCGAGAAGTTAGGTAGAACTGTTTCAGAACTTCTTTACGGAAGTGACGCATTTAGACCGATATCATCCGCCGAAATTGTTGAATGGGCGGCTTATTTTAAACTCAAGGCTTACGAAGCGGAAAAGGCGGCAAGAAACAGGAGGTAAATAAAAATGGCAGATGAAGACCTTGAAGTCAGGGCGATATTATCTGCTGACGCCTCCAAATTTATTACACCGTTCCAACAGGCAACGGTTGCCACCCAACAATTACATAAAGCGTTAAAACCTGCTAACGGAGCCGTGATTGCGGTTGGTGCCGCAGTTGCCGCTACTGGCTACTCGTTATTCAAATTCGGTAAAGAAGCCTTTGGCGTTGCTGCTCGTGTTTCGGAAATGAATGTGGCAATGAAGGCTGTTGGTAAAGCAACAGGTTTAGGTGAAAAAGCGATTAAGGACACGGCGAACGCTGTTAGGTCGCAAGGTATTGAAATGGCGTCGGCACAAAAAATTGCTTTGACTTACGCCCAAAACAATCTCAATCTCGCTGACGCTTCCAAGGTTGCCCGAGTAGCACAAGACCTCGCTGTTATTACTCAAAAGAACTCTACGGACACCGCAGAACTTTTGAACAGGGCTATCCAAACTGGTTCAACTATTTTGTTGAAATCTGCGGGTATCACCAAATATGCTTCTGAAGGATACAAGAAGTATGCAAGAAGTATCGGCAAATCAACTAACGAGTTGACGGCTTTAGAACGCCAACAGGCGACAAC